CCCCAATCATATTACTAACCCTTTCTCATATCCTTTTGCTTTTGTATAAGTTAAAACTTCTTTTCTGTTTTCACCACTTGTTAAAGAACAATGAACCCATCCAGAGTTCATATCGCCTTTCTGATAACACTCAAGAATAACTTGGTCAAAATCAAAATGATTTATAATCATCTCTGCAAGATTGAGTGTTGACATTCCTATTGCTTCAATATCTACTGCTTCTCCTTTTGTATGTTGGGATGTTGGTTTTGAGCCAATAGCTTCACATAACTCTGGACATCTGTATCCAGAAGTAATAAGAATTGGTTTATCTATTTTTTCTCGGAGTGGTTCTAATATTTGAGTTGCCAGAAAAGAGAGTTTAGGAATAATCTCTTCTGGTGGGGTATTATCAATCCCCATTCGTTCTGCCGTTTGACTTTTTGTAAATTCTCTTAAACTAAAATTTTTTGTTAATTGCATATCTACCTCCACCATTTGGAATAAACACCCATTGATATTAAACCAAGAGTGAAAACAACAAATGCTTTTATAATTGTTTCTGTTGCTGTTCGCTTTGCTGTTCTGTAGCTTTCAATCAACGACCTTAAATCGTGGATATCTTTCCCAGCATCAGCATCCTCTAATCCAACTTTCTGTAATGCTCTTTTCGCACCTTCTTCTGATGCTACTCTTAACATAATCATAAGTTTTGGGTCTTCTCTTACTATAATCTCTAATTCATCTTTCTTCATTACATAGACTCCGTACAACTAAAACTAAATCCATAGATGGATGCGTGGTTTGAATCCCAATTTAAATCATTCGTATCCATTCGCCAAACTCCTACTGTGTTTGTTATAACGCAAGTGGTGGATGCAGTAATAGCAACTTTCAATGCTGGTTCTATTGTCAATGTAGCTGTACCACTACCACTAGCTGACGCATCTGCCACTATCATATGCAATTTTGCACTCGCACCAGTTCCAAACTGAATATAATCTCCTTTAACTAACGCATTACTTTGTGAATTTGTCAATCCACTTACAGGAATTTGATATGCACCAATAGCTGTGTTACTAGCAATAGTTAAGTTGTTCTGACTTGCATTTCCTCGTTTAGTTTTGCCATCTGGGTCTCCCATAATGAAAGTTCCCTTTCTTCCGTGTAACTGCATAAAGAAAGTTTGATACTCTGCACTTGTTGCTCTATTCATTGGGGGTAAAGTTATAGTTGCTCTCCATAACGCAAAGTCGTGTTCGTATGCTTGTTGACTCCCAGTAAATGGTGAGGTTGATACACCTACTGCTCTTTGTAATCCCCAAGAAGATTTTTGCACCCCTTGAGTTGTTGGAAATGTTAAAGGATAAGTTGGTGCTGACATTGTTATGCTCCTGTAAACGCACTAGCAAATTCACCACCACGAAGTCGTGATTCTGCTACTGCCGCCATTGTATCTTGTTTAAATTTTGGTAACATATTCATCATCTCTGCTCTAATAGTTTGTGCAACTCCAGCACTTACATTAATAGTTTGATTGACTATCGTCTGATTTCCACCCAAAGCACTAGACAATCCAGATTTTGGTATTATCTTACCACTCGTATTTGGTACAAATAATTCTGCTCCTCTTTCTCCTACTAAAGTCGGCATATCTGGCGCTATTCTACCTCCACCAGCTAAACCACCCATAACAAGATTGCCCCCTCCAAAATTTGTTGGCCCTCCTGTGTTAAATGCACCGAAATTACCAGAAGTACCTCCACTTGATGTAATTCCAGATTGTCCACCAAACATACCACCAAAGATACTACCTATACCACCTACAATACTATTAAGGATACCACCACCACCACTACTACTCATTTGCATTTGTGTCATTTGTAATCTAATAAAATCTCTTATGATTGAGTTAAGAACTGCTCTTGCAACATCTTTAAAACTCTCCATTGCGTCTTTACCTTCAGTCATAGAATCAGCAATAGATTGTGCAATTCCGTCAAATGCTCTCTCAAAATTATCTTCTAGTATTTGAATTGTAGGATTCATTCTTTCTAATTCATTTTCCATTTTTGCTAATGCTTCTATAGCAAGTGGCATTTCTTCAGCACTTAGTGTACCCATCAATGACTTAAAGTGTGCTATTTTTTCATTTAATAACACTTGTTCGGACTTATATGAATCTATAATGTCCAATGCGTCTTGTCTCTGTTCTTCTAATTTTTTTTCTGCATCCTCTTGGTCTTCTAAAAGTTTTACTCTTGCTTCCTCTGCTTCTTCTAATTCTTTTATTGCATCAAATCTAACTCTTAATCTCTCTACATTTTCTTCACTTTGGATTCCAGTTTTTATGAGAAGTTCTTGGAATTCTGCTTCTTTCTCGTTTCCTATACTCATTACCTTAATTCTATCATCAAGTAATTTTATTTGTTTGATTAACTCTTCGTCTTCTAAACCAGCTATATCTGGTCTCATTTTTGGTTGTACTGGACTTCTTATTTCTCCTATTTGCCCAGCCCTTGAAAAGTCTGGACTACCTAAAGCACGATTTGATGTTGTGTTGAATCCGTGTATCTCGTGACCTCCAACACCCATACCAGCACCTAAATTACCTTGCAGTCTTAGTCTTCCAGCTTCATCTGTTCCAGCACCTCTTGCTTTTACTCTGTTGGGTCTTTGACCTAATGTTTCAGCTAATGCCTCATTCATCTCGTGCAGTTTATTTACTGCTTTTACTGTAATCGCAACCACTCCAGCAATAGCAACTGATATCTTACCAAAGATTGCAACAACTGCTAACGCACCTATTGCTTGGATTCCTAATTTTACTTTATCCATATTCTCACTCATAAGAACTAAAGCATCTACTGCTTTTTCTACTGCGTTTGCTAATCCAATACCAATTTCTTTTCCAAGCAAATCTAATGCCTCTTGGTTTTCTTCAAGATGACTATTAAGTGATTCAAATTGTGCCTTAACTTCCCCAAAGAACTTTTCGTCTGCAATAACTCTCTGGAAGTTAAATACTTTATCTCCTATCATTGATAAAGTACCAGATAAGGTTTGTGCTAGTTCATCTGTCGTTTTTCCGAACTTACCATTCGCACCTAGATTCTGTTCAAATATTTTAGCTGTTTCTTCTGCTGTAACTTGTGTTCCAGCTTTAAATCCAAGTAAGGCATTAAGACCTCTCTCTCTAAATAAATCTGAAGCGGCCGCGCCTCCAGCAAATGCCCTTTGTATTTGTCCAGAAGCAGTTGCAAAATCAAGTCCTGTGAGGGCGGCGGCATTACCTGTGATTACTAAGAGTCTTTGTAAATGCTCTGCATTATCTGCAACAACAGCAAGTGAACCAGCACCTCTTTGAATTTCTTGTAAACTAAATGGAACTTTTGATGCAAACTTTGCTAGTTCAGCAAATGCTTGTTGTCCAGCTTTTGCTCCTCCAAAAAGATTTTTTAATCTTACTTGGAGTCCTTCTATCTCCATTCCTACATTAACAACTTTTTTTACGGAAACTGCACCAAATGCAAGTCCTATTCCTCCACCTACTAATGCAAGATTTTTTGCAACGCCCAGAGTTGCTTTTCCCATACTTTGGAAATTTTTCTTAAAATCTCTTGAGAAATGCTTGGTTTGTTTCTGTGCTTTACCTAATTCTTTTTTTACAGAATCTAAATCGGCTTCAATTCTAACGAGAAGAGTGTCAACTGTTGTTTTTGCCATTAGTCTGGATACCTTTCCATCAAATCCCTTAATTCGTCTTTGGATAGTGGTTTTTTGGTCTGGTCGGTATTAAATTCTTTAAAACCTTCAATAGCAGAGAACAACTCAATCATTGACATATTCCAAAAACTTTCTGGCGATAGTCCTAGAATCCCTAATCCTATTTCCATCAGTCTTTGCCACTCTATGTCGCTGGGTTCTCCTCTGCTCCTTCGTTTCCCTCATTTTGTCCACTATTCAAAGCCATTGTTACTATTTCCCCAGCACACCTCATAGCTTCAATAAGTCCAGCTTCCCAAATCCATTTCTGGACTTGTTTAGCATCAACATCATTTCCACCACCTTTGATTGCTGGAGTTAAGACATTAACAATTTCTGTTACTGTCGCTTTACCTTCACTTAATCTTTGTGCTATTTGCACTATAGAACCACCTATTGAGTTCTCAATTCTAATCAAAGAATCAATCGTCAGTCTTGCTGTCAGCTTTTGCTTCCCCAGACTTAGTTGCAGTTCCCCCCTTTTGGGATTTACCATCTTTAAGTTCTCCTTGTATTTGTAAAGTTTCGTTTCTATCACCAATGTCTCTAACAACTTTGGCTACTACCTTCTGTCCATTGACATCAAAAATATCATTGGCTTTTATGTCAAGTTCGTAAGGAACTTCAAATTCAAGTGTTCCTAAATCAACCCAACCTTCCATTGATTTACCTTTGTGTTCAATTATGTATGATGTCCAAGTCATAGATACCTACACAGTTGCAAATGTGATTGCACCAGAAGATTCAAAAGTAAATGAGTATGTTACTTCACCATTAAATTCACCAGCATATTCTAGTGAAGTCAACTGAAATGCACCAGTATAAGTTCCGAAATCTGGAACTAAAAACTGATAATTTGTTAAAGTCGCACTATCAAAT